TTTAGGACAAAAACTTTTAACCCAACCTTTATCAAATTTAATAATATAATAACCTGCACAATACAAACTTTTAGACTTTATACTTTTAGTAAACAGCGGCAGTTTACGTTTTACATCATACATTACGTTATAAGGTGATGTGCTAGTAGGATAGCCGTATACTTCTTTTTGTATTTCAGGTTTTGCACTTTTATCACGCTCGAAGATTGTTTTTCCGAGCTGCTTTTCTAAATCCTTTTTATTGTCATAAAATGTAATTGCTTCACCTGTAGACAACATAAAGCGATCGTCGTTCATGGATATTGTACCAACACGTTCTCCGTTGTTTTCAACAATCCAAAATTTATTTTTTAATATTGTTTTTGCTTTAATGCTCATTTAGGATACCTCGCTTGTAAAGGTTGTGCATACTGTGCGGCATTGTCTGCAATACGTTGCATGTCCCATTTAGCACAAAACTTCATTAAACGCATACCAACCTGAGAAATATCTTTAGGTTCAACACTTGAAATAGTATTGTTAATTATTTCTCTAATTTCAGCAGGTTGTGCTGACAAATCACAAAGAGTAACATTACGAGTATAGTCGTCTAGCACTCGATGTTCTACACCTTCATGATCAGTCCAACGCTGTAACATCATGTTATTCCAATTAAAGCCTTTATTGTCTTTATCTTCAAATGCTTCTATAAGACCAACCTTGTTTTTTGTACCTTTTTTACGTACACCTGGATATGCACTGAATACATTATCACTAGTGTCACCACGCATACATTTTTCAAATAGCATAAATTCAGGATTAGGTGCAGGTTTTACTTCTTTAGTTTTTTTATCTACAACAGGCTTGCCTTTGTCATCAAAGTAGCCTTCGTGTGTAATAGTTGTATTAGATACACCATTGTACTGTCTAACATTAGGAGCAATAAGTTGTGCAAAGTCACCGTCTGTGCTGATAATAACATGATTGTCATTAGGATGTGCCTGCACCCAGCCTGCAATCAAATCATCTGCTTCTAGTTGCGGATGACGCATCATTGTACAGTTAGTCTTAGAGCCAATAAAGTCTTTAAACTCGTCAAAGATCTCCCAAAACACAGTATCTTCTTCTTGCTGTGTAGGAGTCATTGCATCACGAGTTTCTTGTCGATTGCGCTTGTATGGCTCATAATAGTCCTTGCGCCAACTACGACCTTCTAAACAAAACACAACATGATCTGCACTAAAGTCAGTCCATGCCTTTTTAACACTGTTTAGTGTGATATGTAGTGCCATACCAACTTTAGTATCAATGTCACCACGTACTACGTGACGAGCTCTAAAGAAAGTGTTAGCAGTGTCTACTAGAATATAAGTGCTCATTTGTCCTCACATACATAAGTCATCATATAAACAAGTATACTGTCTATGTTGACTTTTGTCAAGTTTAAATACAGGAATGTAACCAAATAGTTTTTTTAGTATCATGATACTGAACTTTTGTTTTTATCAATTGGTACAACATTAATATATCCTGCACCTCTGTCAGTATCTAATCCTTCTTCGCCTAGCATATTATAAACAATATCACGGAACCAACGATCTACAATTTCTTCTTCTGCATCGTTTTCAATTCCGTATCCTGCTTCAATTAACTGTGCGATAAAATACTTATTCCAGTCCATTTCAAAGAATCCGTTTCGAACGTTATCTTCATTTACTTTAACATCAAGTACACTTACCCAAGGCTCTTTGCGTCTTGTAGCATACTCTTTTGGATTCTTCTTTTTAAGAAGTTCCATTTCTTCTTCTTCAACACGGGCTTTTTCTTCAGCAATTCGCTGTTCTTCTTTATCTAATCCTGTTAGTTTTTTAAAGAACTCTTTCATAGTCCTGCCTCCCTAGCTCTTGTTTCTAAAGTATCAACAACGCGAGCTTGTTTAGATTTATTTTCTTGTCTTTCGAAGTCATCTGGATCGAAAGCATTTTCAAGTCCCCCATGCATTTCCGAATAAGGAGATGTGGAGTCTTGGAGTGAAACGCCACCCTTTTTCCATGCATAGTTCTGCGACTTCTTGAACGTTGAGATTGTATTCTTCACTGCGTCCGCCCAACGGCATACAATAAACCGGACATTGAATCCCGGTACTTCTGTAAGCGTCCACAGCCCTGCCAACTTCTTCAACGTCAGTTGCATCAGCGACAACAAACTTAAGATAAATGTCACTACCATTAATGCCGAAATACTCACTAGCAATGTCAGGCTTAATAGCAGTATCCCAAGGTTCTCCGCTAACTGAAAGTTTTGGGGAACAACTCCAAGTGACTTCAAATCTGTCTTGATTGCTAAGATAATCTTTAAAGTCTTCTCGTAACTTTTGAGTAGTATTTGTTTCAAATGTAACATTTTTTAAATCCTGCATCTTAGGATGCTCAAATAAATCGATGTAGAGTTTTTGCCAACCTAGCAAAGGCTCTCCACCTGTTAGTATTAAGTGAACATCTTGACCATTGTCCATTGTCCACTTGCCTTCTGGTGTAAGACTTAGTAAGTGTTCAACTACTTCATCTACAGTTTTATCCATCATAAACTTTTTAAATTCAGGATAGATACTTGCATAAGTATCACAACCTGTATGTATGATAGGTAAATCGTCAAATTTTTCAACAGTATTGATTATGTTACTGTCAAGTAAATCTTTTACTTCAGGATTGTGTTTGATACCTTGCTTTTGTTTTTCATCACGCATAGGCTCATCACGACCTAAACCAAAGTTCATGCAACGAAAGTTACAACCAAATGTTCTTAAGAACACACTAGGGACTCCAACAAACTTGCCTTCGCCCTGTACACTATAAAATGCTTCTGAATAACGTAACTTCATCTTAACACGCAAATTCCTGTTGTAATTTAATATTATCCATAAATTCTTTTTTAGTACCCGGATCAATCTTAAATGCACCTTTTAGCACAGTTGTCTGTGTAAGACTACTATGCGCCATAATGCCTCGATTTTCACAACAACCATGTGTTGCTTGAATATATACACCTAAGTGATCTGCACCGGTTGCTCGTTGAATTTCACGTGCAATATCATTTGCAAGTTCTTCTTGTAGTGTGCCACGTCTAGCACACCATTGTGCAATACGAGTATACTTTGAAAGACCAATTAGTTTAGGACCTGCAATAATACCAATATATGCTACACCCGATACTGGTTGGTGATGATGTGAACACATACTTTTTAGTTCACTTCGAACTACAAGCATACCTTCATAGCGTTCATCTGAATCATTTGGAAATGCTGTTGCACTTGGAATAGGGTCATAACGTCCTGCCATAATTTCATTAAAATACATTTTAGCAAGACGTTTTGCTGTACCTTTTGAATTAGGATCGTTATGTCGATCAATTAGCAATGTATCAAGAACTGTTTCAAATGCTGTTGTTGCTTCTTCAATTAGTTCTTCTTTATCACCTTTTTGTAGGACTTCTGAAATATTGTCGCCAGCCCAGTAACGAATTTTTGCGTCTTCGAGACGTGCCTTAATTTGTTTGCTCTTACTCATTTTTATCTCCGATGTTTAGGCAGTGGATTGCCGTGTATACTGTAAGCAATTCATTATATACAGTATACACTTATTTAGGTTTTTTGTCAACCTTAAAGTTGTTTTCTTGCTGCTTTTTTGCGGGCTTCTTCTTTCTCCCACTGTTGGCGGTTTGTCCATTCAACTTTTTTCTTTTGATATTCTTCTTCGCTTAATGAATGCCAACCAATGCATTTACCAGTTGGCGATCTTTTACAGCCACATAAAGCCATGATGTTCTCCTATTAACTAAAATATTTGTCTAGCATTTCTAGACGATCATTGGCCGCAGCCATAGAATCCAATTCTTTTTGAATTGTTTCAATGATATCAGAATGTTCACCAATACCGACAACTTTTTGCATATACACTTCGATATTAGTTTTGTGCAATTCAATCTCCGCCTCTGCGTGTTTCCTTGCTGCTCCGATCATTTGTTCTCTCAAATCCATTTTCCTTTCCTTAGTATTTTTGTTTAGATGGAATGACGCCCCTAACGCCGCCTTTCGGATCTTCCATATCTCCATCACGACGGAAGATTAAATGTACATGGGGATACATGCATGTCTGTCCGGCACTTACTCCCATATTTATGCCTATATTGTACCCGTCAACATTGTTATCGGCTTCTATATTTTGTTGACCCATAGCAAGTGCAAATTTAAAACATTTAAGTATTTCGTCTTGTGTTGCTTCTTTTGGAACTACAAGTGTATGACCTTCTGTTACAGGGTAGATATCTTCATAAACAACAAAGTCACGAGTGTCTAACATAACATTAGTCCAAGGCGCACGACCTTCTTCTTGGGCTTTATCTAATGTATCAGTAGTCATAATCTGCATCGTCTTCAAAGTCTCCCATTTCAACTTTTGATGCTTCCCATAATTCTAATACAGTTCTTAGTCCATATTGCATAACGGAAAACTCGTTTAATTCTTCTTGAAATTTTCGAACTTCGTCAATTTGTTCTTTTGATAGATCGTCAATTAAATCAACACCATAAAACTCACAAATATATTCTTCACAACTACGAAGAATATCGTCTTCAATATTAGTTTCCCATTTATGAATTCGATCCCAATTAAATGACATTATTTTACCTCTAACAACGGTTCAATAGTAGAAGTATCGTGCCAATCATAAACTGATTCATCTTGGTACTGATGTCTTCTACTATGTGTTTCTTTAACAAACATACCGTCTCTTTTGCGATAAACAGTATATACTTCTTTTATAATTCCTTCTTTTTCTGCTTGTACAGCATCTTTAAAAGGTCCTTCTTTTAGTGTCATTGTCCTACATTCTCCCATGGATATACAAGCCAAACATCCTCTTCGGCTTTATTTACTTCGTCAACACTATAGTCTATAGTGCCTTTGAATTCGCTTGCTAAATTATCAGTAAGAACAGCAAACCGAACATTACGATGCCACACAGTGTCCCATGCACTTGTTTCGTGCGGTAGACAACTACTAGGCCAATCTTCTTTGATCCAATTTAATGTTGCACCTGTGTCGTTGATATCATCTACAATAAGAATGTTTTTACGTTTATGTAGATCCCAGCGGCTTTTGTAAATTTCACGTTCTTCTTCGTCAACGTAACCAAACGCATCATCTGCCATCCAACAGTTAGTTTCACATTCGCTATCATCGTCACGCAAACTAATTTTTAATGCTTCGCAACGTACACCTAACATATGTGATAAAATTGTAGCAGGTACGTTACCACCACGTGTAATACCTACTATATAATCAGGACGCCAATTATCATTATACATTTGAAGAGCAATATTTAAACATGCTCGTTCTACATCTTGCCAACTATAATAATGTTTCTTAATCATTTCAATGCTTCCCAGGTTTTGTATTTTTCAAGTTGTGCTTCATAAGCATCTTTTAGTTCTTTTAGTTTAGGATACTTAGATTCCATATCTACGTCACGCTTTAATAATAACATAGCATCACGCATTTCGTCAAGTTCTTTCATAACGTCTCTGCCATTTACTACTAACGGAACATCAACACGCATACTACCATTCTCACCACCGTCGATAGTAATCGTAGCATCTGTAACACTTGTAGAGCTAATCGCTGCTATCGCTGTATTGCTTGCATATGTATAGTTGTTAGGATTATAATAGCTAGGTGTGCTATTAAAGATAGCAGTTGTAGTATGATCACGCATCGTCTTTTGCTCCACGGGCAAGGTACTGCTCGTTGTGGATCCAGCGGTATCCTGCATCATACACACTGTCAACCTCTGTTGCTCCGACAAAACGAACGAATCCCCATTCCTTTTGTTTACGTCCCATAAAGAACAAACTCCAACATGGAATCTCATTACCTTCTGAATCTTTAGCAAGTTCTAACCAATGTAAATCATCTGGTTTACGGAAACGGAAATGTCCAGGACCTCTCCATACTCTTGTTGCACCTACAACAAAACCTTCCTTACTAATAATAGGAATGTGTTCCCAGTAACCACCTTTTAGTATAAGTGTAGCATAACTCCAAGGATGATCATGTAGTGTAGGTTCATCACTTTTTAAAACTTTATGTAGTGTGATATTAAACGGAAAATTCTTTCTGTTTTTTAGAAATACATAAAACCTTATTAGATAAGGTTCTGTACTATCGCGTTCTGTAATCACTCGACGTCTGCCAAGTTTATCCATAAGTTTAGAAAGGAATGTCATCGTCTAAGCCTCTTTCTTTTTGTTTGCCTTTATAGTCTTGTATTACCATATCATAAACGCTTTTAAAATTGCGCCATACTTTTTCTAGTGCTGGATATTCATTACACATATCTTCAACTTGATCTGGATTAATATTTTCAATAGTATTAATACTAAAAGTATAATCAAATGTTTCATTCCATAAACTATCGTCAATGGTATATGAACTATCAAATGATTTATCATCAACAGTGGTAATAGTAATATTACTTAAATCTAAATCATCAGATTTAATATTAATAGCAGTACTTACAACACTGTCACCCATATCAAGCCATATATCTTTGTTGGATTTGTTCATACAATGCCTTTCCGCTAAAAAATTCTTTGTTTAAAAGAGTACGTTGCTTATCCAAACTTACAAGATAATCATCATAGTTTTCTATATAGTCTCTAATTTTATTAACAATCTCACCTCGATATTGTCTATAAGAGTTCCAATCTTCTGTCCACTTACTTGGATATTTAAATTCCGGTAATGCCATTTCACCGTAGCTCAATCTATCAGGTACTACAGGAATAGCATCTACTAGTGCGCCTTCGTACCAACTAATACCAAGTGTTTCTTGTAAGTTAGCACTAAAAACTATTTTTGCTTCGCCTAATAGATTGTGATATTCGTTTTTAGTAAGTTCACGTTCTTGACAAACTACAAATTCGTAGTCAGGTAATTGTTCTGCTAGATCACGAAAAATATCTACTTGCTTCTCAGGTGCGATGCGATGCGGAAAGAGTATAAGATTTCGCTTGTCCATGCCTTTGTATTGATCTAAACTATTGCGTAGATACTCCATAGGCCATCCTACACGATGTGTTTTATCGTCATCGATGTCTAAACTTTCTGCAAACAAGTCTATATGAAAGTCTGTAGCATAAAAGTTATCGTCATAGCACTCATACATACTTTGTTCAGCATGACGTACCCAAGGTTTATCACCTATTAGTCTACCTAAAAAATCATGAGGATCATAACTGCCAGCATGCCATAGACCGCCCACTCCAATGTCAACGCCCAGTAGCTCAGCCATATAGCGAAGTTGGATAACAGTCGGGTTCCACGCATCTGTATATAGGAAATAATCTCCATCTTTAATTTGTCCTTTGCAAAACATTTCGCCTATAGTTTCTAATTGTTTAGACTTATAAACATTTGTACCGCCGAAGTTAAGAAAAGCCCCAGGTGTTGTAGCCTGAGGCGTTTCTCCACCACTGATGACAGTTACATCTTCATTCGTAGCTCGTTGCAATTGACGTGGAAGATGTTCTTTCCACTGTTTTGTGTAACGTGTGTCAACTGCTTCAATGTCTACAATGTAAATAGTCATTAGTTTCTCCGTGAATTTATATTCCTACCAGCATTACGTGCTTTAGCACGTAAGTAGTTTTGGTGTTTTTGATACGCCTGCCAAACAGGTGCATCTTTCTTATAAAGGTCTGCTTCATTGAAGACCTTACCTTCAAAGCGACAGTAGTCGCGAAACTTGTCCAAGTCGTCAAATACCTTATTGACAGGAGGGAAGTTATTAGCCATTTTGAATTTCTCACTTATGCCTTTGGATAAAAAATGGAACAGCCGTTTTCGTTGTCTTCAGCGACACTAATCTCTACAAATCGGCCGGGATACTTTGTAGAAATCTCTTGATACAAGTCATCTGCGATCATTTCACAGCTCTTGTGATTTAACTCTAGTACGCCTTCTACGTCATAGAGTCGTTGCATCCAGCGTTTAAACTGAATGAATTCAATATCGCGATCGTTATGAAATACTTCAATACGAACACGAAAGTGAAAGATATGACGATGTGGAATACCAAGGAATGATACGTCATCCCAATCGCCAGTTGCTAGTTTAGGATCAGTATCTGCACCTGGGTACATATGTACACCTTCTTTAGCGAAAGTTACCCAAATACTACGTTCTGCTGTTGTCATGGGTACATTAATAGTTGTACTTGCTTCTGTCATTTTAGCGTCTTCTTCTCTCATTCTACGTAACATGTAATCGTGATAGCGTTCTTGCATTGTTTATAGTATACTTTCATTTCAATACTTTGTCAAGGCCATATTTGCTCCAATCCGTAAATTTATTACGGTCCATCAAATCATGCAGGCTATGGCACCAGACGCCTGGATTTGATGCTTTAAAATCTTTGTCGTCGAGTTTAATCATTGTATTATAGTTCCACTGTTTAACATAAGGAACTACTACACGTATTTGTGGAATAAAGTAATCTGTTTCAACGAGGCCGCCATCTAAAAACCATTCCATATTAATTGTACTTGGTATGTCCAAACTACACAATATTTCCTGATCAGTAAATGCACGTATCATTAGATCCCAGTCTTCAAAGTCATCTGAAGTTACAGGATTGTAACTATGATTAGCACCAAAGAAAATGTGTTCGCAACCTTCTCTGTTGTAGAACTCCATAATATCATGAAAGTTCTGAATGCCAGTAACAAACAATGTC